TTTCTATATGAAATTGTGAAATATCTATGTTTTGTTGAAAAGTAGTTAGTGTATTAGACGTTCCTTTGCCACATTTACCAGTACCACCAACTTCTGATGGACAATTTGGCATACTAGCTGAACCAATTCCACCCCAATCTTGATCCATATCTCCTTCATATTTAGTAGTTACAACACTTGTATCTTTGTGTAATAGATTACCAGTTGTTTTATTTTCAATAGTAACAGTAGTTTCTGTAACTTCTTGAACATCACCTTGTTCTTCTATTACAGTTGTAGTTGTAGTTCCTTCATCTTGCATTTGTCCCCATGAATCAAAGGAGAAGGAGCAAGAACAACAAACCACCAATACCAAGACCAGTAGCTTCTTCATCTGTTAGTATCTCCTCATTTACAACATTATCTTTTTTCCATTGTTCATAGTCAGGTCTTTTATCTGGGTTTTCAGCCCATGCTTTTGCAGCATCTATTCCTATTTTCCCCATGTATGGACAAGGTGTACCTGCCATTTCCATTGCTTGAAACACTCTTTCATCTTGGCATAACATAGCTACAGCACCAACTTTCATACCCATTCTAAACAATCTTGTTGATAATTTCATACGTTCACAGTTCAAATCTCTAATGGCTGTACCACCTGCTAGTCCAAATATTTGTGTTTGAATTGCCCCAGTAGCAGCAAAACTACAGACATCTTGATTATTGATGACAACGCTAGGGGCAGACGCTGTAGACGGAGTTCTATCTACTGTAGTTGTACCACTTACTGTCGAGCTAGTGCTAGAAACAGTATTACTTTGTGCTTTTGCTATACTACACCACGTCAACATAGACAAGAAAAAAACAACAAATAATATTGCCCATAGCTTTGCTTCCATTAGTCAGTCCAGTTTCCTAGTAACATCATTTGTGATAATTTTGCACTACGTCTTTTTGTTTGCCTAGCCCAATTACTGTCTAGCATTTCTTTAGTTGCTAATTTAAAATCTTCATTAGCTATTGCATTAAAAAATTTAGGAAATTTATTAGCATTAAATCTGCTTATACCCATATTAAAAGCCATATCTATTATAACAGCAGTTCTTACTTCATTTAAATGCAATATAGGAAAGTTCTTGATTTCTTCTTTAACTCTATCTATATCATTCATAAGCATAAATTCTGCTTCCTCTTGTGATATACCTAACCCATCTTTAGCAACATTCCTGCCAATACCTATTGTAGGGTGTCCTATAAGTATGTCCCCAGCTTTTAATTCTTGTCCTGTAGCATCATCATAAACTTTAAATTTAACACCTTCATGGTCGGATATTAAATCTATTAGTTTTTGTTTATGCATAAGTATTAGCTGTTCTACCACGCATTTGCATTACATGAGCTGTAGCTTCAGGTTGCTTCATACCTCTTTCCATTAATTCTTGTATCATCATCATTTCTTCTTCTGTTGGTTGATCTTGTTGTTGACCTCTTAATGCTTGTGCTAACATTTGTTGTTGGTTAAGTTGATTAGCAGGTGTTAATCCTGGAGATTGGCTTGCTTGTTTTGGTCCGAGAGCTTGACCTTGATTTCCTGGTGATATAAATTGCATAATACTTTCCTTTTATTGTTTATCCATAATGGTCTGCTAAATGCTTTTCTAGTTTTTTTACTAATCTTTCTTTAGTGTAACGTCTATCAAGTTCTATACCAACTTCTCTTCCTCTTGCTTCTAATTGCGTCTTTGACATCTTTGTTAAATCTTCTTTTGGTTGGCTTATAAACAATCTTGTTAACCATTTTCCGAAACTTTCAGACATTGTACTCTCCTTTATACCCAGATTTCTTTAGGTCCAAAACCAAAATAACTTCTGGCATGCCCTTCTTCAACTAATTGATCGCATATATTCCTACCTTCTACAAGAGGAATACCCAGTATTCTGCCAAACTTGCCCTTATCATCTTTTTCTGTTCTTACAATAAAGGTTTTTGGCAACAACTCTTTAAGCCTAGCCTTTGCAGCCAAACCCAACTTTTTTTCTTCCAAGTTTCTTGTTCGGCTTTCAGGAGTGTTAATACCGAATAATCGCACTCGCTCTTTCTGCAAGAACACTTTAAAACCGAGATCAATGTCAACATCTATAGTATCTCCATCTATTACTCTGACTAATTTTGCTTTATACTCATACATTAATCACACAACCTTTCATATATTTCATTATGAATTAATAAATCGTCAACGAGTTCGTCAGATATAACGTCTATATCTGCATCAGTAGGATTAATAGGACTAGCAATTATGCAGTACCCTTTATTTCCGCTTCCTATACTTCCGCAACTTGCTACGCTTAGCAGAAGCAGAAATAGCATTATTTTTTTTCTTAACTTCATCAGCCACCCTAATATCGTCTAGTTGGTCTTTCATTACATCAGCTTGGACAGCTTTCCGCATTAGCATAAAGCCAAAAACTTTAGAAGCAAGTTTAGCAATAGGTCCTAAAGCAGAAAGCCAACCCATTATTTGTCGTCTTTATTTGTATTCTTACCTATATTACCAGCAACTAAGTTTAGTATGCGTAATATAAAAGAAATTGCTTTATCGTCTGTTTTCGTTGGCGTTAAGGCTGTGATTGCCGTTGCAGCAGTAACTAAAGCTGTAACAGCAGTAACCCAAGCAGGTGCGCCAGTTACTAAATTTAAAATCATATCCATATTAATCTCCTATTCTGCACTAAATGTGCCCATTTGCGACCATAAACTTCCAGGTTCATCTGTTCCATTTTGACTTCCTAATTGTGCCATTGCTTCATTCACATTAGTATATGGTCCTGACCCCCAGTTATTCTGATCCCATTCTGCATTATCCCATGCACTACCTTGTGCATTAGTATATGCCAACATCTTTTCTGAAAAAGTTCCAGTTGTAAAGCCTGAATCTGCAAAAACTTTATTCCAGTCCTCATTATAAGTTCCAGTTGTTCCTGCTTCGGCTCGGCAACTTGCTTGTCTAAGTGATTGTTGGCTCATGGTGTAAATGTCCCCATACTAGAAAAATTATAGTCTGATTGGTCTGTAGCAAAAGCTTGTATTGCTAAATTTATGTCTGTATAAGATGTTGTTAATTCGCCATTTATATATTTAAGTAATCTTTCATTAAATGTGCCAGCTGTAATAGAGCGAGTATTAAACAACGCTATCCAATCTTCATTATGCAAAGCTTTTATTGAAGTTACACCTCTTATTGCTATTTGTCTGGCTTCTGAATTAGTTGGCATAATAAGCTCCCTAAATTTGCTTTATTATTATTGTAGCTAACATTACCATACTTGTGCCACTAAAGGCAATGAAGACAGCTTCTAGGCGTTTTATACGTGTAATAGTTTCTTTCCATCTTTCTGCACATACAGCTTCATGAGTATCAAGTTTGGCTTTTACTTGATTAGCAGACATCTTCACAATTATCTCCTATAAGCTTTCACATTAGCGTCAGAAGTCCAAGATTGTGTTTTAGCTATTACATCAATAGTTTCATCAGCCTTATATGTTGTTGTATGAAGAGCTATAAAAGCGTCCATGTCTGATGCTCCGTCTAAAGCTGTTGCTATGCTTGCATGGTCGGTGCGAATTGCAGCCATATATGTTATAACAGAATTTGGGATTGCGGTGCTTGCTGTAACTTTTCTTTGTATAAGCCAATCAAAGCTTTGCAAATACCCATTAGCTTGTGTAGTTGCTTGGTTTTTAGCGTTGGATTTTAAACCTAATGTAACAATTTGCACACCATTATTATCTAAAAGAGGGTCGCCATTTTCATCTACTGCATTTACATCTTCTAATGCTTTATCAGCAGCTTTAACTCCAATAGTTCCTATTACACTTGCTTTATCACTAGCTATTGCAAATGCTTCATCTACTTCTATATAATAATTAGTATCTAAATGGCTTCCAGTAGTTGTAACTGGCACTATACCAACTGCTTTCAATTCACTTGTAGTCCATTTAAATATTTGTCGAGAGTGTGTAATGTTATCAATAACCATAGGTTTAGGATTACTTATTATTTCCTCTATTGTATCTTCTGCGTTATTTAGTAAAGCCCACATTTTGTTATTCTCCTTTGTTAATTACCTTGCTGTTGCATATTTAAAAGGGTTTTCTGCAAATGCTAAGTATACATAAGTTTCAGATCCATTTACATCTGCATCACCTGTTCTTAATTTAAAACCATTGCTTAAAAAATCCCTTGATCTACTTGCTGAAGAAAATTCTGCATAACTATCGTCTGCATCTATTTGAAGTAAAGAAGGATTAAAAGTTGATCTTTTAGTATCATGTATTCCCCAATGCCTTGAACCACTTGTACTTCTAACTATAACCCATGCAGGTTTAAATCCAGTATAAACGAATGTCCCATCTGCATTTGCATTTCCCTTGTATGAACCTGATTTAATATACCCTTCTATATCTGTAAAACAATAGTAAATAAAATTATTTGTTCCAGCCCAAGTATAGTTTTCTTTACAAGTAAATATAGAAGAATTAACTGTCCCCCAACGACCAGATAATTGAGCATCAGTTGTATTTAATCGTAGACTATAACTGGTTGCTGTTAATCCTTTAGACCAGAAAGTATCCCAGTTATAAGCTGCATCTAAATTTTTAGCTAGAATACATGTTGGTGCTGCTGATAACCCATGTGAAACTGTTCTATCTCCAGAACCACTTCCTACTGCTTTAACAATAGAAAATCCACCACTTGGATCAACTTGTTGGGTTGATGTTAAATCTCCAGAACCAGAGCTTGTTGTTCCACCATTTGCTCTCCACGACCAGTTTACCTGCAAACCACCAGAGTTTGTATCATTAGTATATAAATTACTACTTGCACCTAAAGTAAATCCATCACTACCTACTGCTGATATATCTTGTCCACTTGTTTGATTTACTTCTGCTCCATTTGTATTTGAAAATAATCTTTTACCACCATTAGAAGCTATACTTCTTGTAGTATCGTA